TCGACTTCACATCGGCTACGGCGGTGAAAGTAGCACCGCCTGATCCGGTCGTGGTTGCGTATGAGAATGTTGAGCCGGGTGCGACGATTGCCATATGTCAACTCCAGGTGATTTGCGAGGTCAACTTGATCGTGGCCGATGCGGTCACGGCACCGTCCTGATCGGCAGAGATCGAAAGATTGGTGGCGATGCCGTTGAACGATGCATCGAGTGATCCGCCAGAGAATGCGATCACGAACGCGGTCGCGACCGAATCACCGCTAGTCGGCATGAGGTTCGAGTCGAATCCGCTGAAGTTCGCCGGCGCCAGAAAGTCGATCGTCATGGTGCCTGCTTCGAGTGCTCCCATGAGAAACGTCTTGTTCGCGTCCGTGAGACTCGTCACGTCGATTTCCGCGAGCGAAGAACCGCCGACCGAGATGTTTGTCACTTCGCCCACAGTGTTTGCGTTAGCGGTGATTGTGGTGTTGTAAGAAGAAAGTGCTGCCATTTCTTGCTCCTAGTCAGGTGTGCATAGAAGTTACTTCGACCGTCGCGATGAACAAACCGTAGGTAGCACCGTCCGCCGGCACTTGGTAGTCCGTGACGATGCCCGAGACGCGCGTGCTCCAGACCCGCAGTTTCAGCGTGGCCCCAGACATGAAGTCCTGCGACCAGTCATCGAAGGCCGCTTGCACCTTCTGAGCCAGGTCGATGCTGCTCTTCTTGTCATCCGAGAGGCAATGGATCCCGACGCTCGACCGGGCGAGCGTGTGCGCCCCCGTGAGCGTCTGGAACGGGCTCGTAGTGTTCAACTCGTAGATGATCGCCGGGAGCGCCTGCCCGTCAAAGCGGATCTCGGGGTACACACGGACGGGGTTTGTGCCGATGATCGACGTGATCGCGGCCGTCGCAGAGATCCTCGACTTCACCGCCGTCTCGATGTTCCACACGCTCTGCGCGGTCATTACGACATATCTCCCTTGCTCGACTTACGCCCGGTCGAGCCAGTCCATCGCTCGATGAAGTCGGTGAACTCGCGCACGACCTCGGCTTCGACCCCTGGCTTCATGCGCTTGAAGATTCGATAGAGCGGATACTTGCCGGGGATCTCGCGGTCGGTTTTCGCCCATCCGCCGACGCGCTTCAACTTGAAGCCCTTCTCGATCAGCCGGCCGTAGAAGGAGCCGCTGCGCCCGGTCACGCCCACGCGCTTTCCGACGAAGAGCCGCCGCTGCTTCGAGCCGAGCGGGATCACGGCGATGCTCGATGCGACCTTCTGGCGCGCGGTGCCAGGCGATATCTCGACCCCGCGCTTCAGGTACGGCCAGCGCCGGCCGCTGCCCTTGCGCGTGTACGCCTCGTCGGTTCGCGTGCGCAGCGACAGCACCTCGGCGCGCATCGCTTGCGCGACTTGCCCGAGTTGACGGTCGGCGAGCGTCTCGACGAGATCCTTCTGCACCTCGGCCGTAAACTGGTTGAAAGCGCGCACGACAGCGTCGCCGCCCTCAAGTTTCACCTGCGAGAGAAACTGCTGGCTCATAGCACCTCCCGCACGCGGAGCGTGATCGTCTGCTGCCGATCGTCGAACTCCATCTCGCCCTCGATCTCGAACGTGCGGCCGAGACTTTCGAGTCGGCTCGTGTTCGAGAAGAGCGTGCGCTCCTTCGCGCGAATCATCACCTCGTAGGTGCGGACGTGCGTGACGCGCTCGCGCTCCACGGTCTCGGTGGCGGTCGTGCCCTTCAGGTAGCCCCAGATCACATCCCCGGTCGATAGGAACGTCGGCACGTTCTGCCCGAACTCATCGAGCGCAGCGGTGCGGTTCAGCACCGTAAACGGCGTTCGCATGAGCCCGGAGCGGACGCGCCTCATGCCAGCCTCGGGACGGAGAACATCCGAGCGAGCGCCTCGACCCCGTGCGGCACTTCCGAAAGGCTCACTTCGGAGCCCGTCTCGCGCGCGATGTCATACCAGTACCCCACGGCCATGAGGACGGCCTGCCGGAGCGCCTGCGGGACGTTCGCTGCCGCCGCCCCGTAGCCGGCCGTGTAGCCGATCGTGACGCTGGCAAGGCCCGCGTAGACCCGCGTCGCCGGCCACGCCGAGATCGTCGCCGGGTCGATCACGATCGAGCCAGGTAGCCGCTGCGTCTCGACCGTGTAGGCCGATACCGAGAGCGTCTGCGTCTGGCCGTTCGTGTCCACATAGGCGACCGACGAGACCGCCGAGACCTTGCCAGCCGGCAGGATGATCTCGTAGTGCGCCGGGAAGCGATCGAGTTTGAGCGTGTAGGTGCGATTCACGAGCGGCCGATTAGCGAGCCCCTCGACGTAGTTCCGCGCTGCCACGATCAGGCTCGTGATCAGCGAGTCCTCGTCCGAGTGCGTGATCCGCAGGTGCGCCTTCGCTTCGGCGAGCGTGACGGGCTCGACGGCCGGGCTCGTGGCCTCGACGTTCGAGAGGTATGTCGCTCCGTCAACTGCCAGCATCGGGATCCTCCCTGGTCGCCTTGCGGAGCCGCACGCGGCCGCGCTCGGGTGTCTCGATCACGGGCTCGTCGCGCTCGACCAGCCCGGCACGAATGTACCGCTCTGCATCCGCGTCGGGAATCTCGCACCGCATCCCGGCCGACCATGAGCCCGAGATCGTCGCGAACGCCTTCAGAATGTGCACGCGCATGGTGTCCTCCTAGTGAAAGAGGGCGAGCCTTGCGGCCCGCCCTCCTTGCCCATCAGCCCATCAGGTTCAGGGGTTGACCAGCGTGCGGAAGGCATCGGGGCGAGCGACCTTCGCATCGAGGCGCATCTCGCCCATGTAGCCGATCTGGCCGTTGCCAGCGTAGAGTTCGCGGAGCACCTGCACCTCCATGCCCGAACGCTCGGCAAGGACGAAGTGCTGGAAGTCTCCGATGACCGCGAGGGTAGCCGAAGCCGTCGATCCGAAGGTCGTGGCGTAGGGGCTCGCGTAGACCGGGATGCCGAGCAGACGAGCGGGCTCGCCGGCCTGGAACGACTCTTCCCAGAGATACGGCGTAAAGCCGGCCAGGGTCGAGGCGGCCTTCAACTGGCGAACCTTCTTGAAGAAGGAGTCGTGAGCGACGATCGCGCAGGTCGGGCTCGTGCGGTACTTCTGGGGCAGCGCGTAGACAAAGTCGAGCAGTTCGTCGGCGGTCAGCGTGCCGGCGGTGCTGAGCGTGTCGCCGACATCGAGCGCGAGGGTCGCGTTGGTCAAGCCCTGCGGCTGCGCGCTTCCCGAGCCCTGCCAGAGCGTCCACTCGATCGAGTGTGCGAAGAGTTGGCCGAGGCGGTTGGCGACAATCGACTCGATCGAGAATTCGGAGCCGCGCGACGGAGCGTCGGCCACGAGTTCCTTCGAGACCTTGACCACGCGGCGCAGCGCGTTGCCCGTGAAGGTCACGTTGGCGTAGGTCGGCGAGTATTCGCCCACCGCGCCTGCTTCGCCGGCCCAGCCTTCGGCAGCCTGATCGAAATCCGCCGAGGTGAAGTCCACTTCGAGCGTGAGGTTCGTCAGGAACGTGCCGACCGGGATCCGGCGACAGAGGTTCAGGATCGTGGTCTCCTGCTGGATCGACTTCTGCAACTGCGCGTAGAAGCCTTCGCTCGGCAGGAAGCCGCCGTTCGCAGCCGAGCCGGCCGACAGCGCGCGGGTGTCGAAGGTCGGCGAGTAGCCGCGCTTCAGGTAGTCCGCGAAGTTGTCGGCGTACTTGCCATCGGTCACGATGCCGCCGCGCGCCTGCACGGTCGCAACGGCCGGAGCCTCGCGCTCGATCACGACCACGCCGTGCGCGCCCTTGGCGGCGCGAGCGTTCAGGTCGGCGACCATGTCACGACGAGCCATGAGCGCGTCGTACTGCCTGCTCTTCTCCTCGTACTGCTTCTGCATATCGGCAGCGGACTCTTCGGTCGCGTCCTCCATGCCAGCCACGAGTTCCTGCATCTCCGCATAGAGCGCGCCCATCTTTTCGAGCAGCGCCTTGTAGTTGTCACCGTTCATCTTGGCCTCCTTGTGCCTGTTCGGTGTTAGTTCGCCTTCAGACAGATGAGCGACTTGGGGTCGATCATGTTCCCGCCCACGCGGACGGATGCCCGAAGGATGACTTGTCCAGTACCAGCGAGCACCTCGCCGAGCCGCTCCACCTGGAGACCGCTCTGGTGCATCGCGAGAACGTACTTTGAGAGATCGGTGAGCAGAAGGAGACGGTCGCCCGTCGCATCTGCTTCGCCCTGAAAGTTGACGTACGGCATCCCGTAAACGGGACGATTGAAGATCGAGCCGAACGAATCCGGCACGCTCGGGCCCATCGTGTGATTGCTGCCGACACCTGACGTAATGAAGACTTCCGCGACCGACGCAGCACGAGCGACAATCCACACCGAGTTCCCGAACGATGACGGGCGCAGGATGCGGCTCATGATCTCAAGGCGAGAAAGACCAGAGATCACGCCGCCGGCGGCTCCGCTCACATCGTCTACCACTTGATTGTTCACGCCAAAGACGCCCGTCGGGCTCTTGAAGAGCGGGAAGTTCCAAATGCCTTGGCATTCCTTCTTGCTGTTCGTGTTCAGCGAAGGATCGCCGACGAGAATCTGACGCTCGATCTCGGCTTGCAACTTGCGGAGCAGCCAGTCGCGGAGCACCGCTTCGGCGCTCTCGCTGCCGATCGACTCCTCGATGAGTTCCTTCGAGACCACGACATTCACGCCGACCTCGTGCAGCGTGATCGGTCGGTGCTCGTAGTTCATGTCGTAGTTAGTCGGTGCCGCTCCCGTGGTGCGCCAATGCGGAAGACTGAAGGATCCGGTGATGTCGGCGCGAGCCCCTTCCTCGTCGTACGACATCCGATCGCCAGTCTCCAGACCTTCGACGTAGTGGCTCACCGTCAGTTTGTTGCCTGTCACGTTCACCTTGCGAACGCGAGAGAGCACCCACGACGTTTCCATCGAGTCGGTGAAGAATGAGGCCCAGTTCTCCGGTGCGATCCCGGATGCCTCCCCAGTCACTCCGCGCGACTCATAGATCGCTTGCGCTTCGGCCGACGTGATGCCGGCGGCCCCGCGTGCGAGGTATCGAAGGAACGCCTTCCGCTGTGCCTGCCTCTGATCCATGCCTTGCATCCTCTCCGTTTCGGTGTGTTGGGGTCAACGCTTGGGGCCAAGCCAGATTCGCGGACGCACGATCCGAGGCGCTTGGTGATCCCCGATCCAGATGTCGAACGACCGACGATCGACCACGAGATCGGTGGCCGGGTTCGCCGGGAACGTCACCGCCGACACCTCGTGCAGTTCCACGTCCTCGATGATCCGGTGCA